GTTGGACTAATACGGACAACGTTCGTTTTCGTTATGGACTTCCAGAAAAAATAGGAGGATGGGCGAAGGTCACATCCGACGCGCTCGTAGGCGCAGCTAGGGGAATCATCACATGGTTCTCTCTCGACGGCGATCAGTACGCAATCACGGGAACAAACAAGAAACTTTACGTATACCAGAACGGATCGTGGTATGACATCACACCTATAAGATCCACCGGTGCAAGCATAACGGATTTCACAACAACAGATACTTTAACAAGCGTCACCGCTACTGATGCATCCCACGGAGCAATAGAAGGAGATTTTGTCACCATTTCATCCGTGTCAGGAACTGCCAATGGAATAGTGGCGGCAAATCTTGAAGGAGAATTTGAAATTCAATCTGTTACCGACACCAATAATTATGTAATTATCGCTAAATCTGCAGCAACCAGCACTGGGGCGGCTAGTGTTACAGGAACAGCTGAATACCAGATCAACACCAATCCAGCCGTTTCCATACTAGGATACGGGTGGGGTGCAGGACCTTGGGGTGGTGTCAGTGGCGGACCAGGATGGGGAACATCCCGTGCGTCCTTGGCCGCGCCAAACAGCGTTGAATTGGATTCAGGAAAATGGTCACTTGACAACTGGGGTGAAGACGTATTAGCACAACAACTGAACGGCGGACTTTATTACTGGGACACTTCAGCCAGCACGACGACGGTGCAAAGGGCGGAAGATACAACCGTATCCGCCGCACCTACATCCAGCAGGTTCATGATGGTTTCAGGTACTGACAGGCATGTCATATGCTTTGGTACTGAGACAACCATTGGAACAGCGACCACTCGTGATGACATGTTCATCAGGTGGTGTGACCAGGAGAATGTAAATGACTGGGCACCCACAGCAACCAACACTGCAGGAACCCAAAGACTGACGGACGGAAGCAAACTTGTTGCGGCCGAACGTTCGCGTGGCGCCGTATTAATCTGGAGTGATACAGCTATGTATCAAATGCAATTGATTGGCGCACCGTTCACCTTTGGATTTTCTCAATTAGGATCTGCATGTGGAGCATGCGGATTGCATGCGACAGTGGAGAGTAACGGAAGAGCTTTCTGGATGGGGACTGATTCATTCTTCATGTTTGACGGTTCAGTGCAAAAAATTCCATGTTCCATAGAAGATTTTGTTTTCAAGGACATAGACGCCGCGTCCCAGAAGGATACTTTTGCAGCTTTGAATACGGAATTCAATGAGGTCACCTGGTTTTATCCTTCAGATGGATCTTCCGTGATAGACAGGTTGGCAACTTATAATTATGCGGAAAAAGTATGGTACAATGGAACATTATCCCGTTCTTCATGGGCGGATAAGGGAGTATACCAATACCCTTACGCGACAGAATACAATGCAACTGATTCAACAGCAACCATAAGCACCATCACCGGTCTTACTGACGGAAGAAGTTTCATGCATTCACAGGAAAATGGAAACAACGCGGACGGATCAGCGATGAGTGCTGAAATAAAATCAGGAGAATTTGTTATACCTCAAGCCGGCGAAAGATTGATGTCAATCAAGCGTTTCATTCCTGACTTTAAAAATTTAGCAGGAACGGTCAATGTTGAACTGGATTTTAAACTCTATCCGACAAGCAGCACCGTCACCAACGGTCCTTTCGCAGTTACCACATCCACCACCAAGGTGGACACGCGTGCTCGAGGAAGACAGGGAGCGATTAAAATTACAAGCTCTGCAATTGATACGGCGTGGCGCTACGGAACATACCGTGCGGACGTGCAACAAGATGGACTGAGATAATGTCACAGATAAACATACCAAGACTTCCTGCGGCTCAGGATGAGTACAGCAAGGAACAAATCAACCAGATAATTCAGACGCTGGACCAGTTAATCCTGCTCCTGAATTTCTCCTACACACCAGAACAATTGAAGAACGAAGATGAAGCAATGTCATGGTTTTTAGCTTAGATGGCCAACAATTATAAAAAAGTAATGACGACGGTCACCAGCACGGGGGATTCTTCGGCAATTTATACCGTTCCAACTGCGACAACCACGCTCGTCAAGACGGCGTGGGCGTATAATAATTCCGGAGGAGCGGCGGCAATCACTCTAAAGATAAATTCAACATCCCTTCTTACCAATGCCGCACTGGCCGATAAGAAGACACAATCCTTCTTTTACCTGGCTTCCAGTGACATAGGGGTGATGGAGGCAGGCGATACCCTGAAGATTAACAATGACGCACAGCCGGTGAACGTGTACTTGTCCATACTGGAGATCTCATAATGGTTGATAATAAAGATAATACTTGCTATAAGGAGAGAATATGCCTATAAATGATGATGCGGTAATAGAATACGTGGAGATCAACGGGGAACAAGTTCCCAAGATTGTCGTCCCCGCGGAAATCACTATTACTCACACGCAAACAGGTAAGGAATACGGATCAGCGAAGGAAGCTGATGACGATGTAAACGATCCTGCAACTTCTACCAAGCGTGAACACATACGACAGGATGTTCTGATCAAGGTAGCGATTCATAAATTATTAGAAGGAGTGGTAGGAAAAGTTTAATGGCAGACAGGGACAGATTCGGAGGAAGTGAAAGAGATTACTTACCAGTAGGTAAAGCAGCTCAACGGCATGAGGTCAATCACCAAGGCTACTCTCCGCCTTGGCGAGATACAAGATTCGGCGGCAACATGGAGAGGGCTAACACAGGCATCCCGTATCCGACAGGCGGGAGGGACGTGAGGTTTGAAGGTTCTCTTCCACATAAGTTTTCATATCTTGACAACGGAAGATCTGTGACATCCGATGTTGAACCTTATTGGACTGACATGGGACGGAATTGGAGTGTTCCTATTCCACAGTCACGAACCGGCACCCCTAATTTTAGAGGCCCCGATATGGGATCAGGAGCATATCTTTCGAACCAATTCGGAAGGGGCGATGATGGTGGAGGACTGGAATCATTAGAATCAAAAATAGATTTGAATGACATATTCAACAGGTTCCCAGGAATGAATCTGTGGAAGCTAATCAAACAATTGGATAAGAGAGGAATAGAATACGCAGGCAACGACACAGGAATAGGAAGCACTGACGTATATCAAATGGCGGAATTAACTCAAGGTCAAAAAGATTATATGAGAAATCCATTATTTTCACCGGGACTTGAATCAGCTCCATCGGCAGATGAACTTTTTAGAAGAGTAAAAGAGAGAGAAGAAAAACCAGGTTACTGGTGGAATCCTCTTGGAAGTGAAGGCCAAGAACCAACTACTCGAGAAGAATTCGACGAGTATTATAACGACTTACAAGGGAGTTTTTACGCATAATGGGATTTTTTAGTGATTTAATGAAGAACCCTTTCGTGCAGATGGCACTGCCAATGGGACTAAGCTGGGCAATGCCACACCTAGGCATAACAAGTATGCTGGGTGGTATAAAAAACCCTATGATTCGAAGCGCTATTGAGCAGACGATGCTAGGATACGGAACGGCGAAGCTTACAGGGTCAAAGCATCCTGAAAAGGCGGCGATGTATGCAGGACTAGGCTCGATGCCATTCTCGTTCATGAAGGCGCAGGGTGCGGCGGATGTATTCAACAAACAATATGCGGGAGCAGGGGCCGCAGATCTATACAAGACTGACAAATACATTACTGAGCCTGCAAAAATGATAAGAGGCGCTTATACGTCTCCAGCTCCAGGGGCAGCAGGAATGACAAGGTATAATCCAGCAACATTTGGAGAACCAACATATGGTTATCGAATTCCAGAAGGATTAAAAGCTCCTGAAAAACTTACCGCATGGGACGTGCTTAAAGGAAAAGAATATAACATACCGGCAACGAGAGACGTTGATACATTAAGACGGGTACATATGATTGATCCTAAAACTGAAAAGGCCATGTTCAATCCTAAGACTGGTGAACCTCTGTGGGATTATCAAACTCCGTGGGAAATTTCCGGAGAAATTTTAGATCCTACAACAGTAACACCGGCAGATGATGTTAACTTCTATTCTAAGATAGGAAAAGGACAAAAGAATTTACTAGGACAGGAACTTACAAAAGGAGAAACCTTCACTGACTGGCTGCCGACGATCGCGTCGCAGACGACTGGATGGTACGGCGGACGGCCTACTTCAGAAGAGCTTTGGGACGACGCTAAGAAAAGAAGACGAAAGGAACTAGCGTTCATGTACGGAATTCCTGAAGACATGCTTGGTGGAGAGATGGAGAACCCTTACTATACAGGCGGAGGATTCTGGAAAGACGGAGGAATCGCGTCACTGCAGATGGATGCGGGAGGCGCCGTCAATGGCCCAGGTGGTCCAAAGGATGACGTAATAGATGCCAAGCTCTCGGACGGAGAGTTTGTAATGACAGCGAAGGCTGTAGAAAATCTTGGAGGAGGCAACAGATTAGCTGGTGCCAAACAAATGTATAACATGATGAACCAATTGGATCCCCAATCAGAGACAGTTCAGGAAAGTGTCATAGGAGTATAAATGGGAAAGAAAAAAGAAGTAGCTAGCAAGCTCTTAAAAGCCTTGGGAAAAACCAAGAAAGAGCAGATGGCTAAGCTGTATCCTAAAGTAAAGGGTGACATAAGAGGTAAAGGTCCTTACCTTAGAGGAAAGGTAATGGGAGCTGGTGACCTTATAAGTAGAAGAGCGGCGATTAGCGGAGTAGACGCGACACAGGCCCTTAGAAAAGCTAAAAAAGGAAAAGGAATTGCAGGTGTTGTAGGCGCAGGAGTGGCAGGTTATGCAGTTGGAAAAGGCTGGCATAAAAAACTTGCTGGAGCCGTGACTCCAAAGAAAAAAGATACGCATCTTGACAAGGCAAGAAGGGGTGCTAAGGAACTGATTAAAAAACAAAAAGCTAAAAAGGAGAAACACCACAGCAAATAATATGAAATGGAGGTTCGCGGAACCTAACGACTTTGAGTGGATTAAAAAAGCTTCAATGGAGCACCACGCGGAGTCAGACTGG